CAGCAGCAAGAAAAAAGGCTAAAGACAGTGCAAGACAAAAAGCTAAAGATGAAGCAAAGCAAGCTCCAGACGCAGCAACAAAAATGATGAAAGATCCTGGCAGCCCAGCGCCAGCTAGCTTATATGGTGGCAAATTAGCTGAAGGCTTGAAAAAAGGTATGTCAGAAGCTGAAGCTAAAAAATACGCTTATCAAGAAGTGTCTTCGCCAACAACAATGATGAATGCGCCGGGTAGTCAAGATTCACCTGCTGAGATAGGTGGGATGGGTGTCAGGTTTGGCTTAAGCCTTGCTAAAAGAGGTGCTAAATATCTTGGTAGAACTGGAGTTGGTAGACAAATAAAATCTAAAATAGCTTCATTTATAACACCAAAGGCTGTTAAAGAAGTTGGTAAGAAAGGTGGAATGGTTCTTTATGGGTCTAAACCTTTATATAATACTGCTGGAAAAGTTTTAAATGTTGGTAAAAAGATTGGTAATTTTGTTTTAGGTGGTAAAAGTATACTAGGAAGAGCTGCTAGTTATGGCGCTTTCGGAGTTATACCATATGCTGTAAGTAAGTTATTCGGTGGCGGTGGCGCTAGTGATATTATGGAAAATAAAGGTGGCCAAGGCAGCAGAAGCGGCGGAGGAAGCAGAAAAAGAGTTTCTTATGATACAGCTTATAAAAATAGAAGTAAGTCATATTCTTGGATGGATAAAGATACTTATATTAAAGAAGCTAAAAGACAGAATGAAGTTTTTAAAAGAACAGGTAAATGGGATTACAAAAATGCACCTAAGCAGCCAAAAGCTAATGTTGTTAGCAATGTAGAAAGATCACCTGGCGAAACAGCAAAACCTGGGTTAATAGGAAAACCTGAAACTACTAAAAAACCAAATGTAGTTAAAAAACCAGATTTGACTCCAGGAACAAACAAGCCTAATATGAATCTTTCTCAAAAAGAAGAAAACACTATAATTAGAAAAAATAAAGCTTATGACAAAAAGCAAGCTAAGATAGATAAAGCTAGAGCTGCTGGAAATGAAAAGAAAGCTTTAAGAAAAGAAAAGTCTTTAAGAAATAAAAAGAGAAGAAACATAAATAAAGCAAGTAAAAATCAAGCTAGTAAAGCAATAAAGCCTAATAACAATGCTAGCTTTGATCCTAACGAATTTTTAATGTAATATGCCATACGTAAGTGATGCTCAAAGAAAAGCTGTATGGGCAAGTCGTAATGAACGTGGTGAAAAAACCCCTACAAGAATGATGGAAAAAGCAACGCCTATTACTAAAAAACCTAAGGAAAAAAGTTTTTTAAATAAAGCGGGTCATCTTGCATTAGATATAGCTGGGTTAATTCCTGTTGTAGGTAATGTTGCAGACGGAATTAATGCTGCTTGGTATACTGCGGAAGGAGATTTAAAAAATGCAGGTTTATCCGCAGCGGCGGCTATTCCAGGGGCGGGCTATGCTGCTTTTGGGGCAAAAATGCTAGGTAAAGCAGCGAAGGCTTCAAAGCCAGTAGTGAATGTTGGCAAATCTGGAAAATTCATTAATACTAGTAAAAAGATTTTAAAAGACCCAAGCTTTTATACCCAGAACGCAAAGATGCTACTTAGAGATGAAGAAGATTTACCATATTTTGAGATGAAAGAAAGTAGATCTATGGGGTCTAAAAGAATACCCCAAGGAAGTGGCGGCTGGAAAAAAGCTAATACAACCGCTAGGTCGATGGGATTATCTTTAACTCAGTTAGTTAATAGGAGAAACTCTGCGGAAAAAGGTAGCGCTGAATATGCAGCGGCTCAAAATGCAATAAATAGAATATACGGCTCCAAAAAAAGATATTAATATGAAAAAAATTTTAGAGTGGTTAAGTGGCTCTATAATTAAAGATGTCGGTGGTGTAATAGATAGCTTAACAACTACTAAAGAAGAAAAGCTTGAAGCCCAAAGACAAATTACAGAGATATTAGAAAAAGCTGATAAAGAAGCTCAAGAAGCTGTTACTGCAAGGTGGCAGTCAGATATGGCTTCTGATAGTAAACTTTCAAAAAACATAAGACCAATGGTATTAATATATTTAACAATTATATTTACCGCTTGTGCTTTTTTTGATGGTAATGTCGGACAATTTAAAATAGCCGACGAGTATATACCTATATTCCAAACACTACTAGTAACCGTTTATGGCGCTTATTTCGTAGGGCGTAGTTGGGAAAAAGGTAAAAATATGATGAATAATAATAAAAACAATTAAATTAAATAAAATGCAAAAAGTTACTGAACAAGAATTAAAATCTTTAAGAGAATCCGTAAACAAAGTAAATCAATTACAAATACAAATTGGTGGTATCGAAGTACAAAAACATGAATTATTACATGCTTTAGACTTAGGTGCAAAAGATTTACAAGCTACACAATCTGGACTCCAAGAAAAGTATGGTGATGTTACCATAGATTTAGAAACAGGAGAAATTAAAGAAAATGAACCTAATAAGGAAGATTAGTATAGGTAGAGATTATAAAACTGATTCTATGCACTATGCTGTTGGCCAAGAAGTTTACGGTGGTCATAAAATTGATAGTATAGTTGAAGAAACAGAAAGATACTCTATTTATATAAAAAAAAATAACGAAGTAATGCCATGGAAAGATTTTAATAAAAACATGGCAATATCAGTAGAATATAATTTAGAATATTAATGACAGGTATGTTTGATTTTATTGTTGAGCCTTTTGAAGGCAGATACAATAATAGTAAAAGCATAGACGGTAATACACTAATATTAAATACAGAATTACAAAACCACATGTACGTAAGCCGAATCGGTAAAGTTATAGCTGAACCAGCGGTAAATAATACTTGTGTGAAAAAAAATGATTTAGTTGTATTGCATCATAATGTTTTTAGAAGATTCAGAGATATAAGAGGTGATGAAAAAAACAGTAAAAGTTACATTAAAGAAAATATGTATTTGGCTGGACAAGATCAACTATTTGCTTATAAAAGGGCAAATGGGTGGCAGGCTCTAGACGGTTTTTGTTTTGTAAAACCTATAAAGGAAACAAAAATGTTTTCTATTAACTTTGAAAAACCTTTAACAGGCATATTATATTATAAAGATTCTAATATTGATTATGTAAATACCGGTGATTTAGTCGGTTTTACACCGGGCTCTGAATATGAGTTTGTTATTAATAATGATAGACTTTATAGAGTGCCTACTAAATGTATTACAATTAAATATGAATATCAAGGAAACGAAGAAGAATATAATCCAAGCTGGGCACAAGGCTGTTGATGAGCTAATAAAAGTTGCTAAAGAGCCTATTGTTGATTCAGATGATGATATATCTGCTGATCGTTTAAAAAACGCAGCAGCCACTAAAAAGCTGGCTATATTCGACGCATTTGAAATTCTTAATAGAATACAAGAAGAAGAGAACTTGTTAGAGAATAAACCTAAAGAAGAAAATAAACCAAAAACTTTTTCTGGGTTTGCTGAGAAAAGATCTAAATAATGTATGACCAAAATTTATACAGGATTATAACTCCTGTAAAACAAAATACAATATCTAGGTTAAATAAATCTAAGAAGTGGAAATACGGTTATAATAAAGAGCATGATATAATTGTTATTAGTAAAACCGGACAAATAGGCGATATATATAAAATACAAAACATTAAAATAGCGCTGCCTAAACAACCTAAAAATATAGACAAGTCTAATGACAAATGGACTGTAGAGGATTATCCAAAAGAATTAAGTAAAATACAAAGTGTTTTTGATTGGCGTGATTATCCTGATGATTTTAAGGAAAGATGGGAGCCATATATAGATGAGCAATTTAAAAGAAGAGAAGAAGGCCATTGGTTCAATAATAGAGGTGTGGCTACTTACATTACTGGCACTCACTTTATGTACTTGCAGTGGTCCAAGATTGATGTTGGGAAGCCAGACTTTAGGGAAGCAAACAGATTATTCTTTATCTTTTGGGAAGCTTGCAAAGCAGACACAAGATGCTACGGAATGTGCTATCTTAAAAACAGAAGATCTGGGTTTTCATTTATGGCATCAGGAGAAACTGTTAATTTGGCAACCATATCAAGTGATTCTAGGTACGGGATTTTATCCAAGTCTGGAGCTGACGCAAAAAAGATGTTCACTGATAAGGTGGTCCCAATATCCGTTAATTACCCATTCTTTTTTAAACCGATACAGGACGGTATGGATAGACCCAAAACCGAATTGGCCTATCGTGTACCCGCATCCAAACTTACGCGTAAAAAATTACTCAATAATGAAAGGACCGAGGAGCTCTCGGGTCTCGACACCACAATCGATTGGAAGAACACGGGTGACAACTCCTACGATGGGGAGAAACTCGCGTTACTCGTCCACGACGAATCAGGTAAATGGGAGAGGCCGGATAACATCCTCAACAACTGGAGGGTCACGAAAACAACATTAAGATTAGGTAGTAGAATAATAGGTAAATGTATGATGGGGTCTACAAGCAATGCTTTAGACAAAGGTGGTGATAATTTTAAAAAGCTATATTATGATTCAGACGCTTCAAAAAGAAACCGCAATGGACAGACTAAGTCAGGATTATATTCTTTGTTCATTCCTATGGAATGGAATTACGAAGGATTCATTGATTCTTATGGAATGCCTGTATTCAATACCCCACAAGAACATTGTGAAGACCACTACGGAGAAACTATTGATCTCGGAGTTATCGAACACTGGAATAACGAGGCTGATGGTTTAAGAGGTGATCAAGATGCTTTAAACGAATTTTATAGACAATTTCCTAGAACAGAAGAACACGCTTTTAGGGATGAAACTAAAAACAGTATATTTAATTTAGTAAAAATATACGAGCAAATAGATTATAACGAAGATTTAAGAAATAGTTCTGTTATAACAAAAGGTAATTTTCAGTGGCAAAATGGGGTTAAAGATACTTTAGTTAATTTTACTCCGAATCCTTCAGGTAGATTTAATATATCTTGGGTTCCTGATGTAAAATTACAAAACAATCAAATTTTAAAAAATGGAATTAAATACCCAGCTAATGAACACATTGGCGCACTCGGGTGTGACAGTTATGACATATCCGGTACAACCGACGGAAGAGGTTCTAAAGGCTCTTTGCACGGGCTAACTAAGTTTAGCCTTGAAGATCATCCGCCAAATGCGTTTTTTTTAGAATATATAGCTAGACCTCAAACAGCAGAAATGTTTTTTGAGGACGTATTAATGGCTTGCGTTTTTTACGGAATGCCTTTGCTTGCAGAAAATAATAAACCTAGACTTTTATATTATTTTAAAAGAAGAGGTTATAGAGGATATTCAATGAATAGACCTGATAGGCTTTGGAATAAGCTTTCAACTGCAGAAAAAGAAATAGGTGGTATACCAAATTCAAGTGAGGATATAAAACAAGCGCACGCAGCGGCAATAGAATCTTATATAGATCAATATGTTGGCGTTAAAGAAGATGGTCAATATGGTAACATGTATTTTAATAATACATTAAACGAATGGGCTAAATTTGATATAAACAAAAGAACTAAATTTGATGCTGCAATAAGTTCGGGACTAGCTATTATGGCTTGTAATAAAAATTTATATAGGCCAGTTCCGCAAATGCAAAAAAAGAAGTTAAATTTAAAAATAGCTAAATACACCAATAAAGGTGCGATTTCAAAATTAATAGAAAAATAAATATATGGCTGAGTCAGTTATAAAAACTTATTTTCCAAGTCAAATAGCAAGTGATCAAGAGAAAATGTCGCAAGATTACGGCAATAAAGTAGGTAGAGCTATTGAAAGCGAGTGGTTTTCATCAGATAATGGATTAGGTAGATTTAAAAGTAACCAAAATACATTCCACAATTTAAGATTGTATGCGAGAGGAGAGCAAGGCGTTCAAAAATATAAAGATGAACTTTCTATTAATGGCGATTTATCATATCTTAATTTAGATTGGAAGCCTGTTCCTATTATACCTAAATTTGTAGATATAGTAGTTAATGGTATATCGGAAAGAACATTTGATATAAAAGCATATTCGCAAGATCCGTATGGAGTTGAGAAAAGAACTAAATATATGGAATCTTTAATTAGAGATATGCAGACTAAAGACCTGAACGATTTTGTAATGAAAGAGTTTGGTGTAAATCTTTTTGAAAATGCTCCTAATGTTGTTCCTGAAAATAAAGAAGAATTGGAGTTACACATGCAACTTAGTTATAAGCAGCAAGTGGAGTTAGCGGAGGAGCAAGCGCTAAATGTATTATTAGAAGGTAATAAATACGATTTAACAAAAAGAAGATGTAATTATGATTTAACAACAATAGGTATTGGCGCTGTTAAAAATACATTTTCTAAGTCTCAGGGAGTTGTAATAGATTATGTAGACCCAGTAAATTTAGTATGGTCTTATACAGAATCACCTTATTTTGATGATATTTATTATGTAGGTGAAGTAAAAAGTGTACATTTAAATGAATTGAAAAAAGAATTCCCGTGGTTAACTAATGATGACTTAAAAGAAATATCTCAACAAAGTTATAGAAATAGTGGGTATTACGATAGAACAATACAAAACTTTGACGAAGACGATTCAAATACTGTTCAAGTTTTATATTTTAATTATAAAACATATACTAATGAAGTATATAAAGTTAAAGAGCTTGCTACAGGTGCTTCAAAATTAATACCTAAGGATGATCAATTTAATCCTCCAGAGGAAATAATGAAAGAGCATAAAATTGAAAAGCTTTCACAATCACTAGAAGTTTTATATGAAGGTGTAAAAGTATTAGGTGGTAGGATGTTAAAATGGGATTTAGCTAAAAACATGATACGTCCAAAGAGCGACTATACCAAAGTAAAAATGAATTATAGTATTGTAGCACCTAGAATGTACAAAGGTCGCATAGAGAGCTTAGTATCGCGTATAACGGGGTTTGCGGACATGATTCAGTTAACACATCTGAAGTTACAGCAAGTAATGTCAAGAATGGTGCCAGACGGTGTTTATTTAGATGCTGATGGTTTAGCCGAAGTTGATTTAGGTAATGGAACTAATTATAATCCGCAAGAAGCATTAAATATGTTTTTCCAAACAGGTTCTGTAATTGGTAGATCGTTTACACAAGAAGGAGATATGAATCCCGGTAAAGTACCTATTCAAGAAATACAATCGGGAGCAGGTGGTGCTAAATTATCTAGCTTAATAAATACATATAATTATTATTTACAAATGATAAGAGATGTAACGGGATTAAATGAAGCAAGAGACGGTA